GTCTCCGCTTCCTCATCCATCGTGCCTTTCTTAGCATCCTTCTCAAGGAGCACATTGACTTTCTCAGCTACACTTCTATAGATATCCTGCGGACTGTCACTAGGTACTAGGTTGACGGCAGTGCCTCCCACGGTATCCCTCAGGATTGCTGAGAAGTGCTGGAGGCCTGAACATGTCCCATCGAAGGCCACAGGTATCCCGGTTTTGAATCCTTCAGGTGTCCCATGCTCCTTCTCCCATTGCTTCCACTTTGTCCACTCAAAGCAGAACGCTAGGAATTGGATGGAATTGTCATCAAGGGTTGCCCACCATGTGAACCCAAGAGGGTCTTGAGCCGACCTCAGGATTTGCTCCTCATGATCTTTGACCCATTGCCTACGGTCTTCAAAGGAAACCTTATCGACTCCTGCAAGGTTGGCCCCATGCACCATGAGCCATTCGATATCGACCATACTGTGACATTCTGGAGGGTCCGCAAAGAGTAGCAGGCCCTTGGTAATATCATCACCTTGAGGACTGAAGCTAGGAATAGGATAGCAGCGTCCTCGAAAATCACAGTTCATCGGGAAGTAAATTTTATCAAATTCAGAAAACTCCTCAGCCACCTTTAGGATCGATAGGCACCTAAGAGCTTTAGATGTCCTAATGTGTTCGTCTGCGTGCCACTGAGCGAGCTTCTTTTTGTGTTTCTTTAGGTCTTCCTCAGTGAAGTCTCCAGTCAACTCAGGAAGTCTAGGTGAGTCATCGATTCTCGCTATCCCTGCAAAATCGCCGCCCCGGTTTATAATAGCTTGGACAACCTCCAAGGTCTCCCTATTGATGACCCAAGGTGTCCTCTGGATGTGGTCAAGGGCTGTTCGGACTTCCTTGAGGTCGAGTTGAGATATCTTCTCCAAGTATTCTTTATTGTATACATTAGAAGGTCCCTGCCATTGCCTGAAGGCTTCAGAGCGTAACATAGGCTGTCTTCCTCTGAGGTCCCCATAGTAGCCACCTTCGAAGACAGTTTCCCAAGGGGCAGGAGGAATAACCGTAGGACAGGCCCGGTACGCCCTAAGGACCGCTGCAGCAGTATTATCCTTCCATGCCTCTACTAGCCATTGAGTAGGCCGTATCTCTAGCACTGCATCACCTTTAGGCCCTTTAGCGTGTACTAATTCAAAATAGCCACTGCCTTCTATGGAGAGTTCGAGGAGCTTGGCACCTAAGGAAGCTCTTGAGACAGAATCCCAAGATAGTTTTGAGAATCCTTCGCCTTTCATGGTCTTGTCTAGGAAGGCGGTTTTATAGTGACGATCCTTGCGCTTCTTGATACCGTCCAGGACCTTACCTTCTATATTATCCTCAAGGGATTTAAGGAATACGTCTGCAGTGGCCTCCTCTTGTATCTCAGCCCCTATGATATGTGAAAGAGCACTGAGAGTGGCAGACACAAACCCCGCATTCGCTCGATTCTGAAGGGCTGCACTCAGGAGAGCACTGAAAGGAATGAAGGTCAGCATATCGAGGAGCCTTTCGCGATTGCCTTCGTAAAGTCCTGCCAGTTCCACAATGATATAGGTATAATTTGCCTTTTGACCTGCTTTAGGTGCCAAGAGTTTATCCACGAGGAGTGTAATGTTCTCCTTTACGGTCTTAAATTGATGATCCAGGAGTTTTTGCCCTAAGGATACCGAGGAGGCCCTTCCTTCCTTCTCACACTTTTCAAACATAGCCGCGAGGCGATCAGAGGCACCTTGCTTGTACTTCTTTTCGATAGCTAATTGGGCCTCATAGAGTTTACCGTAGGTAGCCGAAAGGGTATTCACCATGTAAATCCTCTCCCTTATTCTATTTATTTAATTACAAAAACTGACAAAATATGACAAGAAAAGGGTAAAAGAAAGACAGGCCTATAGAACCGACCTGTCCCTCCTATTGTGTCACAATTAAGTTTTGCCTTGAGTGGTACAGATGAGAGCCAAGAGAATGCAAAGGTTTTCCTTGAGGGTCATAATTAATCACCTCCTTATGTCCACCTTCTCGGTTGTTGCCTGATAGACTTGTGGCCTTTGTCTGAATTACTACAATAGTCATAGAAAGATAAACCTTAGGTCCTCCTCTAGGCGCTTGCAATAGGTTTAATGTAATAATTGATTTTGCCGTACTTAAGGTCCAACGCATCAGCAGCCCTTCTGGCCCTCTTATGGTCCCTGTAGACTCCCATAATGCGGCCTGTGGTGTGCTCTATGATTTGATATCTAGTCATCCCTCTTGACCTCCTTCAGCCTGTCTCATCAGTTCCGGGAGGCTATCCCTCGGAATACCTCCAGGGCCTCAAAAGAGGTCCAGAAGGTTTCGACTTGTTCATATAGATTAATGTTTCTGTCTCCTTAATTCGGGATTATCAGGCCAAGTTGAAAAGGATTCACAAAAGGAATGTCTTCGCGATAGTTCACCTGTTTCGGTAACGTGGAAGTAAGTATGCTCCAACCATTCCTTATCGCTGTTATGTTGAACTGGGTATGAAGCCCCATTCGGCATTGGTTGACTTGCCCAAGCAGGTTTATGATCCTTTGTATATCTATGGACAAATCTATTTAGGGCCTCTTGTTGAGTCTTAAAATTCATTTCACTACCTTTAATTAACATTTCAATTCCTCCTTAATATAGAACATCCGTTCGATTGTCGCAAAGGCTGACCGAGGGCTCCTAATGGTTGACCTAGCCTTAGTCAGCCTTCTGGCGTGTTGAGGTGGGCCTAGTGATTACCTGAGGGCTTCTGGCTGGCTGTGAGTACTAAGAGGATGCAAAGGCGTTCCTTGAGGGTCATTCTAGATTCCCTCCAAACTTTCTAAAATGTTTTTAGTCAGATAAAGGTCGCATTCGGCTGCGGTATACTTCGTGTCTGGAGCCAGATAGATTCCTTCTAGGTCCTCGTTGTATCCCTCAAAGGTCCAGTAGTCAAAGGCCTCCTGTTTCCAAGTTCTTGCAACCTCTTGCGGGTCCCAGGAGTTTACAGTGCGGGAGATCGTAAGCTCCATATAATCGCCGCGCTTGGTTGCTTTCATGGCTTCCTTCCAAACCTCTTGCAGCTTCTCCGTGAATTGTAGCAGGGTCCTCATGTTCGTCTCTGGGGAAAAGGCTACCTGTGCGGTCATTTCACGGTCTTGACGGCTTCCTTTAGTCTTCAGTGTGAAGGTATACTGACGGTGTTTCATTGCTCTTGTCCTCCTTATGTGGTTTATTCTTTAATGTCCACCATTGAAGCCCTGAAGGAATCCCTCAGGACCTCCCTGCTAGACACTACCTTTTGATAATCTCAAGGTGATACTTGTCAATGACCTGAGCAGCTTCTAGGGACCATCGAGGTTTCTGCTCATCTATGTATTTAGCGAACGCCACTTTATCTAACTGGAGAGTGTGTAGAGCATCCGCTTGATCCTCAGTGATTCTCAGGTGTGCTGCAAGGTTCTTCCTGTGATACTCCTGCCACTTGGTCCCTCCATACCAATACCATCCATTTTCCAAGGCGTGCATAGGTTGTCCGTCCATTCCTGAGAGGTGAAGAGCTACTAGGTCTGAGAGCTTAGGGAATGCCTTGAGTATCTCCTCATGGATACATCCACCTGTAATACAGTCGCTGCCTTTCTTTCTTCCTAAGGACTGACTATACGCCCAAATTTCCCCGGTGATGCTGAAGTACGGCTGAGAGTTTCCTTTGAGGTCCGATAGGTACGCCTTGACTAATAGAATTTCAGTTCCTCTGTTGATGACTTTAGATAGTTTCATTTGTTCACTACCTCCTTTTATCTACAACTATTGATAAAGTCTAGGGCTTCCTGAAGGCTGCAAGCCTCCCATTCGTAGCTCCTAAGGGCCGCAGGGTACTCTAGTTCATCCGGTGTGTAACAGTAGAAGAACTCCATCCCTGTTTCCTTGTCGATCTTAGAGACTATTAGCCAGCCTTTGTGTTTCTTATGCATTACCTCTAACCTCCTTAAGCCTATCTCATCAGTCCTGGTAGGCTATCTCCAGGAGACCGTCAGGGCCTCTTAGGGAGACCCTTAGGTTTCGACGTGGTTATTTCTTACTGTTGTAAGTGTTAAGGGCTTTCTTATGGTCGAGCAGGGAGCGAAAGCACTCCTCTACCTCTGCCCAATCCCTGTTATCTAAGGCTGAGGCGAGTTTCGCTGACAAAGTGTAGACATCCAGTTCCGGCTTTTTCATATTTTAGTAGACCTCCTTAAACCATTTGGTTGATTATTTCAACCTTTGAGTTGATACTAGCACAGGTTAGCCCAGGTGTCAAGCATTAAATCAACAAATTAGTTTATTTTATAAACCAATTGATTTATTAGATCAACTTTGCTATTCTATTTTTATAATGTGAAAGGATGTGAACCCATTGAATACCAAGACAACAATTAACGTGATATTAGCTCAGGAGAATAAGAACGTCACAGAATTAGCGGAACTCTTGGGACAATCACCGCAAAACCTTCATAAGAAACTACAGAATGACACGCTCCGCTATAGAGAAGCCTTAGAGATCGCAGAGGTTCTAGGCTATAAGATCGAATGGATGCATAAGACCAAATAGTCAACAACTGCTTTGAGACAAAAAAAAATAAGGCCCTCCTTAGGGAATCCGTGTGGACTCCTTAAGGAGGGCCTTATTTGTGTTCTTAGTTATTTACCTACTCGTTACCAAACTCCAGAACATTCCTACTAATACCGTACCGACTATACTGATAACTATTGTCTCCATATAGCTGCCCTGCTCCCTTCATCTTCTCAGTCCTTCCTTGAGTTGATCCATAGATAAATAATGAGTGCATAGATGGTAGTCACTGTGATTATCTGGAGGAATGCTAAAGAATAATCTAGAGGGTATCTATAGTTGACTGAGGTGATGAGGTACACAGAATGCCCTAAGGAGACCTTGTAAGGCAGATAGAGGCACGATACAGCGAGTATTCCAAGGTAGACCCAAAGGACGCTCCTAGGTAACACCATGTATTCCTCCCTCTTTGTATATTCAGTGGATCAACTTGAGTAGAGACTTGAGGTAAACCTTGAGGAATCCTTAGTACCTACTCTTAGTACCTGGTCCTAAATAAACACAGATATACTTAAGACATGCGAACGATTGTTCTGTCAATGGAAACTACTTGACACCCTGAATGTAATACCCAAGGCTACCCTCAAGCCACCTCAGGTGCACTCTACGTCCGATAATGTTGTTTATGTATTCTTGAGATTGCCGTAGTTACTGGCCTGCAGGGTTCGGAGTGTCCTTAGGTATCAAAATGTACATCCTGGAGAGACTTTTAAGGATGTCAAGGGAAACTGCTTGACAGTGGCCTATGGGGGGAATCGCGCGGGGCGAACGCAGTGAAGGGATGGTCACGAATTTTTGGCCCAAAATTTCCCTTGGGACCTCCTTGCTATTTCTTAAGCACTGTGTTATGGTTTGTATCAAAAGGATTCACAAGGAGCGTGATTACATGGCAGACCCTAAGAAGGCCACAAGAAGACCTAAAGGCGATGGGTCTATCCAGAAGTTACCCAATGGAAAGTACAAGGCTCAAATCACAATCGGTTATCAGAATGGTAAGCAAGTCCGAAAGTCAATCACAGGGTCAAAGACAGAGGTTGTCCTAGCTCTCAATCAATTCAAGGCAGATAAGCTCAAGGGAACCTTAACAGGTCCCAATGCAATCACCTTCGAGACTTATGCCAAAAGATGGCTAGAGATCAAGAAAGGGTCTGCAATCAAACTGAGGTCATATGTAACTTATGAGGATGCTCTTACTCGACACATTCTACCCTTTTTCAAGGACTATAGAATTCAGAAGATTACCACAGGTATTATCAATGATTATATCATGGAAAAAACTAAAGCGGAAGTAGCTTCCAATACCTTAATTCAACACAAGTCAATCATACATAGTGTCTTAGAGGCTGCGATATCGGAGGGCATCATTGGAAGTAATCCCACCTCGAATGCCATAACGATCACCCGAAGGAAGACCGAGAAGTCTATATTATCTGAGGAAGAGATGACAAGACTCCTCCAGGCTTTCCAAGAGAGGAATCAAAAGAAAGACCCAAGACAATACAAGCAGATATACCACTTGGTCCTCCTTGCACTCGCTACAGGGATGCGAAGAGGTGAACTATTGGGTCTCAAGTGGAACAATATTGATTTCGCAGCTAATGTGATAAATGTCAAAGAGAATGTTGTGGAGATCCGAGGAAAACATCTGTTCGACACTCCGAAGACCGATAACTCCTGTAGGTCTTTCGCTGTGGAGCCTGAGGTCCTAGCGATCATTAAGAAAGACCTTCAGAAGCCTGGAGATCCTGAGGATAACCTTGTGTTTGGTACTAAAGACAACAAGCCTATGCACTTCTCAACCCTCGGTAAATGCTTTAAGGAGATGCTAGAGAAGGCAGGCATCACTACGAAGATGAGTCCTCATAACCTTAGGCATACTCATGTATCTCATCTGTTAGCTAATGGGTTTGATGTGGCGATGGTTGCGGATCGAATTGGGGATGACCCTAAGACTGTAATCACAACGTATGCACATAAGATCCCTAAGAGGGACCGAGATGCTGCTTCCTTTATAGGAGATAAATTGGTGATTAAGGAGAAGTCTTAAGTGCTTATGAAGTGCTTATTGCTCCTTAAGTTAGCTTCGAGTAGCTTCCATATCTTACAGAATCTCAAGGTCACACTAGGCTTCAGCCCTTTTAGAATAAGGATTCCTTATGAGAACCAAGGAGTCCCAAAAGTGCCTTAAATTCTTTCCTGTCTAAAATTAGTATAGAATGATTGAAACCCTTTGGAGCCTTGTATTTACTAGATTCCTCCAGGTTATTAGGAGGCCTAAAGTGCTTATAAGTGCTTATGGTCTCCTTGAGTGTTTATAGAGAATATACAAATGTTGGCTTGTCTTTATACTGCTTCGCTATCCAAACATCAAGTTCCTTCTTCAGGACTCTCCAGGAGTTACCTATTTTAATTGCAGGGAATTCCTTAGACCTTGCTAGTAAATATACAACATCCTTAGATATGTTCAGATATTCAGCAGCTTCCTTAATTGTTATTAAAGGACTATCAGACATTAGATTAACCACTCCCATCAAAATCAATGTATTTCCTTAGGACCCTCATGTAGACCCGGAGGCTCAAGAGGTCCCCAGGGAGGATATAGTAGTGAAAGATTAAGTAGGCCACTAGGTAATCCTCAAGGACAACCACGAAGGCCAGAAGGTACAACATGAGGATCACCTTGAAGATCTCCCGGTAGTTAATTAATTATTAGTACCAGATACTAAATTGGAATAGAAAAGGCCACCACTAAGGTAGCCTTAAGACTTACTTCTCTTATTCTCGATATGTTTCAACCACGCTCCACAGGCCCACCCAAGGAGACCTATGAAGACCATAAATACTACACTGAAGATCGTCAGCACTATGAGAGGCATCAGAAAGAGGAGTGTCTTTAGAATCTCCACTTATGCTTCAGCTCCCCTCCATTAACCTTTAGGTTACTTAGGGAAGGCTCAAAATGGGCCTCAATGGATACCGCCTTGTCAACCTTAGGGCTGTGAGAGTATGTCTTCTCGATCTCTAGAGGAATGTAAGCAGAGCCTTTATGGACACCATATCCGGTGCCTATAGACCACTCTTTATAATAGTCTTTCTTAGCGGATTCCTTAGCGAGGTCAACAATAGGAGCGAGGTCTATCTCTTGCTTAATGATGCCTTTAGTACCACTTGAGGAAGCACTTGAGGTCTTCACAGGGGCTGTCACTTGGACCCCATTGACATTCGCTTTGTAGGTCTGAGTGATCTCCACATCATTATCCGCAGGGGAAGTCTTAGGGGCTGTAGAGACCTCTGTGGTAGAGGTAATGGGCGATAGCGTAGCCTTAGGGATGTCCTTAGGAGCCTTAGAGGTCCAGAGGTACAGCCCTAAGAAGGCCACCAGGATAACCCCTGCAGCTATCATTAGGTACTTCTTATTTATGGTTATTATTGGATATCACATCCTTATAGATTATTAAAGGGGAAACTAGAGGTATCCTGAGGAGGACATAAGGATGATAACCTCAGGATGTGCCTCTAGGTCACTCACCTTGCAGAAGTGCTAGGAAGTCCTAGCTTTACCGCTAGGTATTCCTTAAGGTTTACCTAAGGTACTATTGTCTTTATCTTATTAAACAATAAGAAAGAAGAGATAGTCTTAGTTAAACCTTGAGTATACCTAGAGGTATCTACAAGGGGTGGAGACATCAGAGTGTCTAAGTTCATCCCTAACCGCTTTCCTCATCCGGGTAATCCTACATGAGGTCTTCAAATTAAGTCCCTTAGCCTTGTACACTCTGATGTCTCACTACATCTGAGATTGTCTTCATCATAGGGTCCACCACCTCCTATGATCTACCATTTAAGATAGAAGACAATCACAGCCTTAAGGAGATAGCTAGTGTAAACTAGCGCTTTCAATACAACATGAGGTAGCACTCATGAAGTCCTTAAGGTGATCTCTATGCAGACTCTTGACTTTCCTTCTGCTTATCGTGTCACAATCAGATTCTCTTCTTTCGTGTCACAATCAACTTTGGAGACTCAACGACCTGTAAAGAATCCATCAAGAATATTGTACTCACCAGGGATAGTCCTCTTGATCTTCCCAGGCTTAGGAGCTATCTCAGAAATAAAAAAGACCCCTCTATCAGGGTCCATCCATTTTTCAAACTCCTGTTCCGCTAGTTCCTCCATTCCGACTTCAGCAGAGCGGGCCATAGCTTCCACCCAAAAGGCAACGGCTCCAGTGAGCGCATCGAGCCTATCATCGTGTCCCAAGGAACCCCTATCTTTACTGATGCGGGTTAATTGGTAGATCAGACTATACATATAGTCCTTCTCATACACTGAGAAGTCCTCATGGATAACCTGGGCATCCACGATAAGCCTATGCTGCTGCATGACAGGTTCGAGGGTGTCTATGATCCTCTTCTCTTTTTGAGTGGAGGATTTAACCTCTGTGATGGTGCAAGGGTAGATCTCCCGGAATATCGGAGTGAGAATCTTGGTGAACATACCATCACCAAAGTTTGCCTCAGAGACAACATCAGTGACCCCATAGTACTTCGCTTTCATTGCGAGAGTCCTGAGGACCTCATCAGAGTATCCGTCCTTGAAGCCCCCTACAGCGACAAGGAACAAATATCCATTGAGATACTTTACTATGGCATAAGCTGTCTCGTCTTTGCCGCGACCACTTGGGTCTATGAACATGACCGCGCCAGTGTAGGGAGCAACCTCCTTGGATCTCTCAAACTCTCCATAGAAGTAGTCATTCTTGAGGGCCACACAAGGAATGTCCAAGTGTCGAAGATCAGGAGTTTTGCCCCAGTGCCACTTCATGGAGGTCTCTTTCATATCAAGGTCTGTCACAATCAAGTCCGAGACCTTGAGAGGATACTTCTCAGCATCCGTGAGATTAGTATTGAGGAGGAACTGCAAGGCGAACCCTGCTCGACCATAGGACAGCCTTCTCTTACCTATCTCCTCCATGTCAAACCGCCCCGGTTCTGTAGACTTCCCTGCCCACTTCTCAGGGTCCTTATCGTAGCGATTAGCAATGAAAGGCGCTAAGTTAGACCCATAGTCATTACGCTCTTTAGATGTCTCAGGGTACAGAAGAGGATAGATCAAAGCTCGGTAGCCTCTCTTGAGGAGTTCATTGTAGAGACTCATTTCATTTTGAGGAGTCCCTAGGTAAATGATCTGGCCTCCCGGCTTGATAATAGCATCAAACTCCTTAACGGCTTCCCCGAGTTGATCTCTTTGCTTCTGAGTACCGCTGTTATTCGGGACCTCCACATCATCTGCTACAAGAATGTCAGCACGAGACCCTGTGATCTGCCCTGTGATACCTACACTTTTGACACTCGGGGCAATATCAGGGACAGCCCCATGAACATCAAACAGGTTCTGAGTGTCCCTTAGACCTTGAGCTTTGTCCTCCGGGGTTAACCTGAGGCACTCCAAGAAGGGAACTGTATTAATGATCTTCTTAATGAAGTTAGCATTAGCATCTGCCCTCTCCTTGGATGCTGAGACAATCTCCACTTTTAGCAGAGGATTCTGCCACAAGCGCCATACCACATAGGCACATGTGATAAAGCTCTTGGCTACCCCTCGGAACCCCTCCAGAATGAATCGATCACCTGGAGGATTCTGAAGGGTCTTTGCCATATCGAGCTGGATAGGAGTAGGCTGAGGGAGTCCAATCATCTTCCAGATAATAAAGAGGAGCGCCCTGAAGTCTTTCAAGGCCCTCCCTATCTGTTCTTTAGTCCACATCACTGTGTGAACTCCTGAGCATCCTCATCCTTATCGAAGTCCGGGATCTCCTCAGCCTTCTGCTGTACCTTATTAACCCCAGGTGTCTCAGGGGTTGTCTGGAGTTTATTCTCCTTAAGGAACTTTCTAAGCTTCTCAAGAAAACTCGGGTTCCTTCTCATCTCAGGATCATCACAGTTCTCAAGGAGGATCTCTACTTCTTTGATTGCAATTTGGTCTAACAGTTCTTCATCAATTTTTGCCAATGTATTTACCTAATTTCTCCGTCTGTTTCTTTTAGCACATCTCCAGTGCATCCTCACATTCATTGACCATGCGGTTCCTCAGGCCCCACACAATGTCCTCAGGGTTACTTGTGGATATCCAATCATTACTATTTCGGGATTCCGAGCGGACCTCGTAGATAGCCTTGATGAGTCTTTGGATATCTTCAGGATCACAACGCTCGTATGCTTCTATCCAAAGGTCTACAATCCATCTAGGCCCATAATGAACAGATGCGGACCATACAATCTGATGAATAGCCTCAGGGACATTAATCATGTCATAGCCTGCATTGCTTAGGCTCTCAATAGCAACATCATAATACTGCTCCTTGACATACTGCCACTGCCACCTCAAGAACTCCTCAGCATCCACCTCTGCGGTCTTCCTCCAGGCATCATCAAAAGAACTACTCCCCGGCTCCCCGGAGTTAGCGAGGTATTCCGCATTGGAGTAGCCTTGTGAGAGTAACCACTGGATGAAGGCTTGAGGTATCCCTGAAGCTGTGGCGAATTGATAGGCGCCATAGGAAGCCCCTCCGAGATCCCCTGGAGTGTGAGCTACACACCCAGGGTCTCCGTTTGATTCGTACTTAGCCGATAAACTACCGAGTTCCATAAAAACCACCTCCTGAAGTATTTACTGGACCGGAGCTAGGGTTAGTTAATGATTGACCTTGATTCCTCGCTGTAGGCTGTCCCGGAGGTCCCCACTTGGAAGCCATATGGAACGTATAGCCATAATAAGCAGCTACCATGCCATAGACCGCAAGGAGATCATAGAGACTAAAAGAGGTCTTAAGGAGTCCGTTAGCAAGCTGCTCGGAGACCCCTAAGACCACAAAGAGGATAGTCCATATTCTCATGTCTTTATTTTCGGTCATTCGCAGGGAAGCGTCTGAGACATATCCTTAGCAAGCTGCGAGGAATCCCTAAAGGTCTTTGCAGTTCGATTGCCGTAGGTGAGGTATTTCACAGTAGCCCCTGTCGGAGTTACGTTTGTGACTTCTCCAAGAGTCATGTAGGAATAGCGCGGACGAATTAAGGCTACCTTATCACCGACCGTGAGGAAATTTCCGAATACATCTTTACTCACTTCTTATCGCCTCCTTTGAAGTGCTTGACGATCCTATAGATAGTCCAGCCGATTTGAATTAAGGTATACAAGAGGGTAGCCCCGAGGACCCATTCAGATAGAGAGACCCCTGCTATAGATACCGTAGAGACACCTATAGGAGGGGCCATTCGGGTTAATTCAGTTTTGATCTCTTGGTTATCCATTGGTTAACCCTCCACTCTGAATGAGATACCATCTAATAATAAGGATGAATTACTTCCCACAGCAGGCATAATAGTTCCATCTGTCTGCACGACCATAATACCAACCCCGGTATTTGATGGCGTTGAAAAACTACAAGAATATCCTGGTCTATATCCTACAGGTAAAACAGTAATAGGAATTCCTATTGTTCCGCTCTTAACACACCCTCTTAGATGGACAACACCAATGGAATCTTTATAATATTGAACAGTAGGATAAGGAGCGCCAAATTGTACCCATCCATTCAATAGTGTAGGAGTTTGCCAAGCCTGCTGCGCCTTAGTAGCATAGAGAGAGGGGTCAAACGTAGCTGCTTGAGCAGCACTTAAAGCTGCATTTGTTTCCGAGATGGCTGAGGCATCCTTAGAGGCTAATGCTGAGATTGCGCTTGCGGATGCCTCAGCGGCCTTAGTTGTGGCTGTAGAAGCACTTAAGGATGACTCAGTGGCCTTAGTTGTGGCTACAGTTTCTGAATCCTCTGCATTAACTTCAGACATACGTGCAGCAAGCTCAGAGGCTGATGCGGCTTCTGCGCTTAGAGAAGCCTCTGCAGCCTTAGTTATTGCTGTATCCTTAGCAGTAATCACGGCCCCTTTAGCACTCTCAAGATACCTCAAGGTCACAGCATCCCCCGGATTCTCAGGGTCCAAAAGGTCCTTAATTACATGAAGACCCCCTTGCCACTTCCCATCAATATCATCTAGTGCCATCCCACCTGCCTGTACAGCGTCCTTGGTTTCCTCTGCAACATGCAAGAGCTGAACCTCAAACACTGTAAGGTCTTTAGCTCGGAGCACTGAGGCATCTGCCCAAGTCACTAGGTGATCTGTGGTAGTCTCTCGGTAGATCTTAAGTATTACCCCTGCAGCAGGAGCACTAGAAAACTCTACTTGCTTTAGACTTGCAGGGACTGAGTAGTCTGTCCCATTGACCTGCTCTAAGGCATCTAAGGAACACTTAACAAAGGATGTCCTTAGGTAGTCAAAAGGAAATGTGAAGATCCGCTGGATGCCATCACATTCATAAGTTTGAACTGTCTTATATGTTGTTGCCAATTAGTTACCACCTCTCTTTCGGATTTTCTCAGGTAATTCTGACTCATCCACTAGGGTCTCCGTAAGTTTAACCATAGGCAAGAAGTTCTGCAGAGGGAAGGCCCTAAAGACATCCCTGAGATCCCTCTGGCTGACACTCGGGGTATCCGTGATGAGTTGCTTTGTGGTGTTAATTGCTGTCTTAGGAATATCCCAACCCACAGACTTAGCTGCTCTGATAGCCGGGAACTGTGTAACGAAGTCACCCACAGCATCCCCAAAGTCTCTGTCCTGTTGCTGTCTCTTAGAGAACTGTGAGGAGCGATCTACGGTTGTCCTAAAGGATTGACTCCCGGTAGCAGCCTCATAGATGTCTTGACCAAACGATAGGCCAGTACCTAACATACTTCTAAGGAATGCTGCACTTGCTAGGTTCTGAGCACTCAAGCGATCCTCAAGGTATGCCTGCCGTTTCCCTTCATCAGAGAATCGAGCATAGGCTTTTCCATAGGTTAACCCTGCGTAGACCATAGTGTTAGTAGCCATTGAGAACATCAGAGACAGCACATCATCAATCTCATGGTGAGTCACGACCCTAGCAAGCTGTCCATTCATGACCTTCATCGAGAAGTCCTTGAACTGAAACATCATCTTAGTGAAGTTATTGGCATCTTTAAGGAGATTATGGTTACCAATGGTATTCTGTTGGAGCGCCCTAAGAGCCTGATTGTCTACAATGTTCTTCCACTTGAAGAAGGTATTTGGGTCTTCCTTCTGCCACTTGAAGAGGTCTAGCCTTGTGGGGTTTCCTTCAGCATCCCTTGTGAGATACTTGTTGATCCCTGCCTTGACTTCCTCGGAGCTAACCTTATCAAGCCCTGCAGCCTGCAGTTTCTTGTCACTGAAGGGATTCCTTAAGGTTCCTACAGATTTCCCTGCGGCCCAATCGAAAGTATCCACTATGGTATCCCTGCGGATTCCCCGGAGCATATTGTCAGTGAGCTTAGGGAGCATGGAGACACTTGAGACAACCTTAGAAGCGAAGTTCACGCCTGTCTGGACCTTATCCATGTAGCGCAGGAGGTCTCCTTTGGTACTAGCCTCTTGCCACATCCGGGACTGCCAATCGGTCTTCCAAATGGAGTTCTCAAGAGTAGCCCCAAAGACTTGCAGCTCGGCTTCCTTCGCTATAGCCGCTCCTTGCTTTCCCACTCGCAACTCTCGGAGGACATTAGACACAGAAGGGATAAGATGTGTGACTGCCTTGAAGCCTGTATAAGCAATAGACCCACTCATTTCCCCGAGCTGATTAGCTCCCATCATTGAGCCGTTCTCAGCATAGGAGATACCTTTGAGGGTATTCACGAGAGCGCCTACTTGACCCTTGACATCTCTCTCACGCCTTAGACCTCGGATCTTCGTGATGGTTGCATCGAATGCCTCAAGGTTCCTCGCGGCTTCATTAGCGTTAATTAGTTTGAACTTCTCAGCCTTAGCGAGATCACTAGCGAGGACCGCTCTCTTAGTGGATAACTCTGTGGTATCCTTAGCGAAGTTCCTCAAGGATGCCTCTCCAGCAAACCTATTGATTGTCATAGGGACAAGCCTATCTAGGTCATCACTGCGAAGGTGAATGTCATAGCTGAAGGCTTCTCCCCAAGGAGTCTCAAGGATCTTTGAGGTGTCCATAGGAACTCTCTCCTGGAGAAAGTGAAGGGTCTCAGAGAGTTCATGAGGAGCACCCTCCTTGAAGATGTCTAAGTTCGATAAGTTTTGATCTCCGACACCCACAGCCCAATCCCGAGCAGACTCTCTGACTTTAGCTTCGACTTCCTCAGGGGTTACTGTAGGTTTCTCAGGTTTGATAGGCTTATCTGCGACAATCTTAGGAGTCCTATCAAAGTCCTTCTGCCACTTCTTAAGGTCAGCCTCATAGACAGCCATCTTCTCAGCGAGGAGCTTCTCTTCGATCTTATCCCGCTTGATGGCGCTTTGGGCATACTGCTCAAGGTAGTCAATGAATTTATCAATCGTAGGGAATTTATTAGCGATAATGAGCCACTTGTCCTCATCAACCGCTCTCCATAGTTCATCATCAAGAGCCTTCCAATCCTTAGGCAGGAGGTTTTTAGTCTTGGCCCCAAACATCTCTGCGGACTTCTTAGCGGTATCCACCATGTCATCCTTCAGGATCTTCATTTGATTAGCCGCTTTGAGAACCGCAGGCTCCCATTCCTTAGCGATTAGCCCTGAGGTGTTATCTGTGAAAGTGGCGTTGTAACACTCCCGGACCTGCTTATTGAAGTCCTGGAAGCGACCCGGAGACACAGGCCCCTGGGTTGTCAAGGTATCCTGAAGGTACTCCATGCGGGTATCAAGGTAATCCTCATATCTCTTCAGGAGTTGTCTTTGGATGTGCTCCTTTTGGCGCTCTATAGGCAGAATATTGGATGTCTTTGAAGAGCGAAGCCTTGGGTCAGTCAAGAGGTCGGCCGCTATCTTCTTCCCTTCCTTAGACACAGAGGTACTGAGGATTCCGTGAAGAGTCCCATAGAGCCTACTCGCTTCGGCCTGATGACTGACCCAATTAGCAGCCTTAGAGATTAGCCCTCCGGTTCCCGGCTCAATGTCGAGAATGTGAGATAGAAGGTTAGGGTTGAAGACATTCGCGGCCGACAATTTAATGTTGTCATCGAGAGCCAACACAGACCCATCAGATAAAGTACGGAAGCCTTGGCCTCTCTCAACTTCATTCTGGAGGGATCTCTTAACGAAGTCCTTAAGTTCTCCATCAGTCAGCTTATCACTGCCTCCGAGGGTTCTCATGGTCTTCCTAATACCTCTCCCGAGGTCCTTGAAGACTCCATCAGTTGCCTTACCTCTTTCAACCCAGTGGCCTAGGACTTCCTCCCAGCCGCCCCCAGGGACAGCCTTGACAGCTTCCAACCACTCACCTCTAGGTTTCTCAATGTTCTTCATCACAGCTTCCTTGACAGAAGCATAGAGGCGATCCCCGAGGTTTTCCTTGAGGTTCTGATGAACACCTATCTCATGAGCGAGGATGTTGTCTATGTTGTCCCCAGGCTGTAGGGCATCCTTTACAATTATTGTGAGACCTTCATCACGCTTATTGAAGGCCTTGAGGTTATCAATAGAATCGATCCCGAGGTCTCTGCTGAAACCCGCAAGGTCCTTCCGGGCTACCACTACTACCTTACCATCTGCAGTGAGCTTGTTAAGCGTAGGTGAATTAAGAGCCTCAGAGAAGAGACCATCATGGAGCTTTAAGACATCCTCTTTGATTGCCCGGAGTTCACTTGGAGTTCTCACTCCCATTGACTGTGCGATAGAATGAGACTCCGCATTGTCGAGAGCACCAAGGACTTTTCGGGTACTCTTGTTTCTCGCTAAGACATCTCCTAAGGCACCTAGGCCAAATCCTGCGATACTCCCCACGAGAGCCGCAGACTCAAAGTCCTGCTTGTATCCACCCTGGACCTCAGCAAACTTTCTCTCGCCTACATTCAATAGAGCATTAGTTGCTGCTAGTTCACTATATTTAGCAAACTTACTTACAGCTAATCTTGAGGATGCACCACCGAGGCGACTTAAGGCTTTCCCTATGAATGCCTCTTGGCCTAAGGGGATCAAGAGAGTAGGGTCTGACAAGAGGGAACCTGCGAGGGAGCCTCCTATTTTCGCCACGCCTGCGAGGCCACCATGATAGGCTTCCAGACGGTCTCTCCTTTGGATGTCCTCTTGCTTCATCTTGGTTAACCTTGTGAGATGCTCAGGATTCGTGGCATTAGACAGGACCCATCGTTGAGCCTCAAGGTCTCCTGGGAGGTTCTTTGAGACATAATCAACATCGTCCTGAGTGAGGTCTAAGGGTTTACTATTGTCTGTCCCCATCCCTGACCACGCTACACGACCCATTCCGATTAACCCTGAGTCATACCAGGAATCTAGGAAGGAGTTGCCTGCCATATTCCAAAAGGTATAAGGGATAGGCTCCTGGGTCATGGAGGTAGGCTTTACAGCACCAAAGGAATCCCTTTCACGGTCCACAGCGCCTGAGAGAGCGAAGGAACCTTGCCCCATATTCTCCATGATGTTCTTAACGTAGCCTTGGGTCTCCTCATAAGGAGGAATACCATTATGCTCCTGAACTGCTCCAGGCCCTGCATTATAAGCAGCCAATGCCTTAGGGACATCCCCACCAAAAGTATCAAGCTGCTGTTTTAAGTATTTAGTACCACCTAAGATGTTCTCTCGTTCATCATTAGGATTTACTCCCAACTCTTCAGCAGTTCTAGGCATTAGTTGCATCAAGCCTAAGGCACCTGCTGAAGAGGTTAACACATTACCATCAGCAGCATAGTGCTTCCCATTGGATTCCTGCTGTATAACCCCTCGGATTAGTTCATGCGGGACTCCATAGGTTTTAGCAGCTTCTTCAATTATTGATTCAAGATCAGGCATTGGCTGCCTCCTTTCCTTAATCTGACCACAGTCTCATGTCATCACTGGTTAATGTCTCAGGGCTTCCTCTGAGTTCCCTTGCTTCTTCCAAGGTTACTGCTACAGGGGTTTCTTGAGGTTGACTTAAGAGATAATTCCCGGAATACGCTATATCATTCAGATTGTAATGAGCATAGCCGCCACCTCCGGTAATCCTGAAGACTCCTCTATTAACATCAAAAGTAGTGGTGACGTTCTTAGGGTCTGCCCTGGTATCTCCAACGAACTTCTCAAGGTAATACTCAAGGACCTGCTGACCAACCTTTACGCGATCCGGGGAGTTTATTCCGTTGAAGATAGACCGAGGAATTGCAGTGTCCTTCCAGACATAATGAGTCTTCTGAGCAGCGGCCTTTGCAGACTCTACAGCTTCTGAAGGGTCCATTCCGGTATATGCCAGCCACTTAGCTAGGCCTTCAACTCTCTCCATCACAGACCTATTCCCTGCTAATCCTGTCTTAATAGACACACTGTTTCCAGCTAGATCTAAGAAGCCTGAGAGAGAGGCAGTGGCAAGCCTATCCATTACATTGAGGTCTGATTCTTTAGTGAATGCCTTGTCCTTAGCTCTGTCTCTACCTTGAGCATATAGCCCTACAGCTTGCTTAAGGTCACCCGAGTTTGCCTGAGACAATAACTGAATGGTCTCCAGCTTGTGTGACACATCAGCTCCCATCATTTTATAGAACATCTCAGGGTCTGTCTGATACATCTGCATAGCAGACTGAAGTTGATCTGAGAGCTGTGCTTGCCCATTATCATTAGTAGGGAGCTTGTCCACTGTCATTGTGTCAATGGCATTATTGAGCTGCATTTTCACGGAATCCTTATAGTGACTTGCAGGCCCCCAATCGAGGAGCTTCATGGACTCTGCGGTTTTCCTTTGGGAATCCGTGTTAGGGTTACTCATGATTGCCTTAAGTTGCTCATCGACAAAACTGTTAACTTCCTCTACAGTCCAGTCCTTAGTTTTATCCACGAGGTTCCCATCCTTGTCACGATGCTTGTAGGTAATCTTAGGGAGGTCCCCATAGGAAGCCGCTACGACTTTCCCGGAGGCATCCTTGGTCTCCCCGGCGAGGAATGAACGATATTGACTCTTGAGGATGCTTGAGGATTGCGCTTTGATGTGCTCCTGTTCCCAACTTGCAAACTTAGCAGCCAGCTTCTTTGCTTCTTGGGATTTATGGTAGTTATAGACATTATCCCTGAAGGGAATCATTACGTTGAACCAGTGAGGATCACTCTGCTGCCACTCTGCGTATTTAGCATTGGCCTCTTCCTTGGTCATCCCTTGGAGATCCTCAAGACTCTTCTGGACTTTCTCCCCGAATACCTGGGAAGTCTTCTGTTCTGCCATTTGCGAGATATCGTGCATGTTGAGATTGTCTGACAGGCGAACAGGGGTTCCATCAGGTTTAGACCCTATGACCACCTTATCTGCCATTGCTTCAATTTTGGCATAGTCCCCACCTGTGGCTTGAACGAGATCAATAGCAAACTCTCGGGCCATCTTGACTCTCTCGGGGATACTAAAGCCTGTAAGCCGTGTATCTGCGAAGACATCAGAAGCTGCCTTGGTAAGATCTTCAGGGGCCATCAAGCGGGCCTTACTGGTGACTCCTCCTAAGGAGGCTTGAATGCTCCCTGTGGCGATCTGCTTACGCTCAACCTCAAGCTCTCCCAGGCGTTTCCCTGCAAAGTCCGCTTGGTCTGCTATATGACTCTCGAAGAAACCCTTCTGAAAGGCTGTAGGGTCTGAGGTTTTGCTTACGGCCTTCCCATAGGCTTCCTGATGGAACTTATTGAATCGAGCGATCTCCTCATCAGCATTCTTAGTGGGTTCTTGGGATTGCCTCCAGGTATTATATTCGTCCTTGACCCGAGCACCAAAATAAGTGCCTCGCATCTTCTCTACGGTTGCCACGGCATAAGGATTGTCACTGAGAGTATGATCCCCATAGGTCTGCAGGATGTCAATAGCTGTGAGGTCCTTCATGTCCTTATCTGAGGTCCCTCGGGCAATCCTATCGGCCTCCGCTATGCCTACCTTTTGTTGCCTTGTCTGCTTGGACTGCGCTTCCTTCGTGAGGGAATCCCCGAGGAGTCCAAAGGCTCTCGCTAGTTGGCTCTCCTGGGACCCTGCTGCAGAGGGTATGATAGATAAACCCCCAAGGCGCTTCTCATAGACACCTTGAGGGTTTGCTGTGAATCTCTGTTGGGTTCCTAGGGCTGCTTCTACTTTATTAGCCATGTTATGGTGTCACCTTCTTTCTAGTGGTTGCACCCTTCCAAAAGTCCCAATCCATGCCGTTTGAATTCGCTGTTGCTTTTGCCTCCATCGCTGAAGTGTATGCACTGACAACACCTGAAGCAATTCCTAGCGCAGTTGCAGTCTTGCTTGGTTTAGCAATCCCTTTCAATTGAGCCTTCGCATTTAGCAATGTAGTTTCCTTATTTAGATCAATCTCGTTTGACTTAGCTTGGTATTGATCTTGAATAGAGGCAACATTGCGGGCTTCATCAGCCTCGACACTTCTCTTAATCAATTTACCTGTGTTACTGTCTCCAAGATCCTCATTGACAGCTACATCTACACCTGCTCCTAGCTGCATTGCATTAAGGCGAGTCTTAGTTATCTCCTGTACAGCAGCATCAAAGGAATCCTGCCGCTGAATCTCTAGGTTCATAAAGTCCCTATTCATGGAGGTAACTACAGCTTTACCTTGTGCCTCTGCTTGTTTAGCTTGAGACCGAGCACCCATTACAGTGCCAACTATTGATGTAACTCCTGATACTGCCGCCTCTATCCAACACATTAGACATCTTCCTCTCCCCTTTCAAATAGGAATACTTTGCCCTTTCCTCTTGTGTTCGGCACCCATTTACAACCTAGCCACGTTAGCCACTTGATATGTAACTGGTTCTCCCCATGCACACCATTCGCCACCTGAGGAGCCTTTCTGAGCAAGTCGGCAAGGTATCTCTTGGAGAACCGTAAGAACTCAATAGGATGCTTATAGACATTTGTGGTTAACAACATCCACGGTATAGCGATAGGGTTCTCAAAGGAGCGCCTGCACTCTAATGTTACAGCCCCTATCCCTAGCAGTACCTCCTCACCTTCTGGACAATCTAGGCGAATTATAGCCTTCGCTCCTTCTAACAGACCTAAAGGTTCTTTCAAAATGGATTGTCCAGATGTTGCGAAGACTTCTGCTAAGTCTTCCTCACGAGCGATCTTGAGGAATTCCATGAGCTGCCCAATCGTCAGATCTCTAACAATAATCATACACGCTTACTCCTTCTGTAGTAATTACCTTCCCAACCTGCCCCAATGAAACTGAAAGGGGTTGGCGCTTCAGACTCAATGGTGATCTCACAGCCTGTATTAAGAGACTGAATAGGAAACTCAAAGCGGCCTGTCTCAAGGGGAATCGAGCCAAGAACATTAGTAGAAGCCCCGAGGGTTCTTGAGGTCCACTCATAGGTATATGTCTCCTTGCCGAGATGTCTGACGATAGCTTTGAAGTATCCGGTGTTATTAAAGTTAAGCCAGTACTTCTTAACCTGGAGGCGGCCTTCAGTGTCTGCTTTGGTTCCCCCTCGACCATCATCTGATTTAACCATTACAGTTGTAGGTTTGATTCTAGCCTTGAATGTTTCCCCTACGATGACCCTCTGTCCTGAGACATCCCCAGGAATATCAATGATACCTTCAGGACATTCAATATTTGAATACACCCCATACCACCCATCACTAAGAAGAACACCATATGTGGCACCATCGCAAAGAGTAGTTCCATAGAGTGTCTGAAGATTAATCTTAGTGGTCCCTCTGAGAGAATCATAGGAGGCACTTGGGATCACCTCGGAGATAACCTTACGATCTAGGAAGGCTCTATAAGGTTCTCCTGAGAGGTCCTTGGTGTTATAAGTGAATAACATCTTTTCAAGAAAGAGACCATCCTCTCGCTTCATTAGAAGATAGAGGGTAGACCCTATGAAACCTGCACCTAAGATCTCCGCTGTTCCAAACTCCCAATAAGACCATGAGGACTGCACACGAACTTCCTGTTGAAATAGATATTTATATAGGAAGACTTTCGTAGGATCGCCCTCTGATAAAGCCATTACAATGTTTTCACGAGTGTTAGCAATAAGACTATGGACACCATTAGGAACAAGTGAAGGCACATGCCCTGAGACATCATGAGCATTATTCACATCAGTAACATCTTGAACTGCGTAGTATTCCATGAGGGATGTGAACTCTTCACGAGCGGAGGGAAAGTAGATATTCCTCCCGGCCCCTACAGGTTTAGCTGAGGTTGCACATGCGAAGTCCGTAGTGTGCTCCAATCGGAAACTCTTAGGGGTAACTGAGCCTTCAGCCCTGCCTACAAATTGAGTGGTTTCAGAGAATAGCAGGATGTTCTTATCGAAGGCTACTGCATGATATAGAGTAGACACAGCATCATTAGGAGCTGCATCATCAATCATATCAGTGTCTAGGAGCTCCAAGGCAGTAGACATCCAGAACTTGAAGAACTCCCCACTCTTACTAAGGATCACATTTTCCCCTGCAAGGAATCCTAAGCGGTTCCTAAAGAAGAATATGTCATTTATCTTCTGGCCTACAAAAGAAGGAACAGGATTGCTGTCCTCATCGCCTACCTTGCGGGTGTCCCAGGTGGCTTCCTTAAAGGTGAATGACCCATCAGCCTCCCGAACTAATACATGAGGCATCGTTGCAGGGTTGTAGGCATTCTTGATATTAGGCCTCACGGTTTCCTTCCAGATAGCCTTAGTAGCATCAAAAGTCAAGTAGTAGTTATCAGCGAGACTCCCAGGCTCCCCTACGACTTCCACTGTGAAGCCATCAGGAGCAGAGGCGGGTAATACTGAGAATTTCTGAGCAGTTGTCAGGAAGCTATACATTGCCGCATTATTGAAACCGTCTTTTGTTGCCACCGAGGAGATAGGGCCATGTATATATAACCATCCCTCGCCTTGGGAAACCTGAAAACCTAGCAGGCCTAGTGAATAAGCAAGCGCCCCTGCAATGTAATTTGTATCTATCTCTTTCACATGAGCAGGTTGTGAGCCATCCGGTGAACTATAAGAGGCCGCTAAGTTCCCATTGAGGTATATACTATAGGTCCTTCCATACTGTCCACTTTTGACATTTATAAGAGCGCCTTGCGTGGCCCATACATTAGGGGAAACTGTAGAAGATAGAGCGACAGTCACTTTGTTATTAATGATGAAAGTGTAATCAGCGACTGTGACAGCCCTTAGGTCCTCTCTAGGCTGAGAGGTATGGAGGTAAGCAGACCCTTCCGAACCATAATAATTGACTGTCTTCTCATTTCCTTGAAGGTCCCACACTCGAACACCTGTCCCGGTAAATACCATGATGTATTGCTCGGTCAAGTCTCGGTTAGCGAAGTGAATAAGCGGGGTAATCCCTGGGTCTAATATTGAAGGGTCTAAGGTAGCCAAGTGGACTGTTGGGGGTCTCTTCTGAAGACCATCTGCTTCTGAGGACCAACAATTCTCCTGGAGTTCAAGCTGCTCAGGATGCCTGAGGATAGGAGGCTGCTGACTCATCCCGGCTACCATATTCTTAATGGTCTGTGAGATTAGCCCCATACTCTACCTCCTATCAGACACATCAAGAAGACGGTAAGGCAGAGCATAAAAATAGTCCAAGTAATAACTGCGTTACCCATTAGGTCCTCCCACCCATAGCCTCAAGGACATCTGAACGCTCAAGCATGTTAGGCTGCTCGATCTCTAAAAGATACTTATTGAACTCCTCCCAGGCTTCCTTGCGGTCAATCTCTAGGCTTTGTGTGAGAGTGTCATCACCATGAAAACGAATCTGAAAATCAAGAGCTGCCTTTGCTGTGATGTAATTGCGGGCTTGCTCAGGGAGATCCTCAAAGTCAGCCAAGAGGACTGCCTCGACTGTCACAGGTTCGGTAAACATATCTGTGCTATTAGTGAAGTCAAATAGGTAGTCTCCTCGCTTCACATAGGTAATCTTACGGAGACCCCTGAGGCGAAGGATCGAGGAGTTCCACAGGATCTTCTTGGTGAAATAGTCCGGGTTCATCACATAGGCGGCCTGGGTGTTGAATGACCATCCTCTTCCTTGGAATTTCCTATTGGTTCTCTCTAGCATACCTAGAGCACCAATCACATCTACATTCTCAGGGTTTTCTATGGAGTTTACCGGAGATTCCCCAATGGCGCTAAGGATTTGGTTTATGGCATCTAACTTGGTATCTATAGATAAATTCATGTTGTCTCCTTTCTTAAGAGATAAAAAAGGGGAAGCCCCTAAGAGGCCCTAAGGACCACCTGAGCTTCCCCTTTTAGTTATGTTATAGATTTACAGCTTAGGCGAACGTAACAGTTCCCATTTGGACAGCCTCAGGGCGAAGACCGCCGTGACCCATCATATACTTAGCGACTATCATGTCGGCTTGGTATTCGGTTCTACGAGCGTGCTCAATTCCCAGATCTTTCAGCTTGAGAGTGCCAGCAGCAGAACGATGAGCGGCAATAATCTTGGTCTTAGCAGTGTACGCAGCCGGGAAGATATGGCCGCCGCCTTGAAGGGTCTTGGCATTGTCTGCGCCACCAATTGTGAGATGAGGACAAGTGATAAGGTCAAAGCCTGCAACACGGAAGGGACGTCCTTCAGTGATAGAGCTATTACCGCCGTAATCGCTATTGATGACCACTTTAGCATTGACCAAGGCTGCAGTTACATCAGGCTTCACAAAGGCAGTCCGCTCGGTTTGCGGGACATAATTACTATCCAGGTTATACTGCATTTCAAGTAACATATCCAGGTAGTACTGTCCAAGGGTTGCACTGGTCAAAGATGTACCAATGGCTACAGATTTGTCAATGATTGCCGGGGTTCCCAATTCAGCGAGGTTGGCGGTTCCAGCCACAGCCATCTTAGCGAGTTCCGCAAGGATAGCGCCATCAGAGGCAATAGCTAGAGCTTCCCCAAGTTGCTTGGAGTATTCCGAGCCAACATCCCAATGTGTCATAGCATCATCAAGGTCTGTAATCATTGCAGCAGCGGTCAGTAAGCCATCAATCAGGATGGTCTTCTCAGTGCCAGCAATGTTTTGGATTTGAGCATCCAAGGAATCACCAGGAGCTAAATAGGTGGCACCTGCCCGCCCCATCACAGGGAAGGCCGCAGATTTGCCACTTTCAATAGTCCGGGTCATGAAGCGGTTTAAAGTAGCGCAAGTGCGAAGGAAGGCCGCGATGGTCTCCACTGCAGAGTTCTTGAGGAATAACTCAAGTTTGTCGGCATAGCCTTGTTTAAGTCCAGGAGTTGCAACTGAAATAGCCATTTGTTATAATCCTTCTTTCATTTCGTTTATTTTTTTTTCTTGGAAAATCAAAAGACCCACCATTAGGCGGGCCTCATTGTTACTACGCGAAGATGTTCTTGGTTGCAGCAATCTTAGCTCTGACTCCCTCTGTGTAGGCCTTATCTCGGGCATACTTAGGATCGTTCACAGCTTTGACCATTTCGGCCTGATTGGCGAATCCTTGAGTGGATGCACTTGAGTCACCCCCAAGGAGGCTTGGGCTGTCCGTTCCAAACTTCGCCGCCATATCTGCCTTAGCGCCTTTGATGACAAGATCAAGCTGCTTAAGGGAGCCAGCATCTAGGGCATCATTGAAGGCTTTGATATAGGCATCATCTTGACTACCAATAAAAGTCGTGACAGCCTTAAAAGCTTCCTCGCCACCAGCCAGAGCGGTCACTCTTGAGACAAACTGTTCGGCTTTAGCCTGTAATCCTGTGGTATAGGCATCCACTGCAGACCGAGGGTAGCCTGCATTCTCCAGCGCCTTGTAGGACTCTTCGCTGAGTTGACCACTTGTGCCAAACTCAGTCTCCAGAGCAGCAAAGTCAACACCCTTGGACGTTAGCTCCTCTTTGATCTCGCCTTCAGCTTTCTTGATGCCTTGAACATCAGCTTCGAGCTGTACATCAGGGTCAACATTAGAAGAAGCCTCAAGGTCCTTCTCGGGCTCACCTGAGGCTTCTTCTCCGGTCTTCATTTCGATTGTCGAGGTGTTACTAGAGGTGATCTTTACACCCTCCGGTAATGTGACTACATCATCAGCGGAACCGGTTGCAGATGTTACTACTGTTCCATCAGCTTGTGTTTCAATAGCCATTAATTATCCTTGGCCTCCTTGATTTTGTAATTGAGCCTGTCCAAAGGCCCCTGCTAATTGTGGAGCAGCCTTCGCCATCATCTCCTGATAAGCTGCCTGCTGTTGTTCCTGCTTAACCTCTGCGGGATCAAGCACAATAGACTTGATGTCCAGACTACAGCCTGTCCCAATCATTGTTAAGAGATCTCCCACCCTGAGGTGTTGCTGACTTCCTGGTATCATCTGGAGATATTCTAGGAACAACTTAAGTTTCTCTAGGTCTCTACCTCTGCCAAGTGCTTCAAAGCCAGTTGTGATTTGAATATCAATACTACCGCTCGGCAGATCAGGAAGTTCTCCTGATGCCTGGAGTTGTGCTTGAATTCTTCTTGCCAGGGGTAACTGTAGCTCAACCGAGAGGATACTATAGACACCCCCAAGGGTGTCCTCTAACTCTCGGGCCACATACCGGATTTCTTCCGCAGTGACTCTCTCACCGTTGCGCTGTACTGCAGAGTTCAAAAGGAAGGCATAACTCAGCCGACCCTCAATGGCATCAGCGACTCCCTTCATTACCTGGAAGTCAGCATATTTGTCCAAAGTGAGAGCCTCAATGTCTGCCTTGCGGCCTGATACATAGCCACCTGTCTTGGTCTTGGTAACTGCACTTGCTGAAGTTTGCCCTGAAGGATTCACCAGGAAAATAATCCGGGATACCACAGCGGCATATTCAACGATAGCCTTAGAGAGGGCCTCAAGAGATGTAAGGTCTCCTTGATATTCCTCAATGTAACCTCGACCATATGACTCACCATCTACCTTGACCATCCTCACAGGAATCCAAGGGGACTTATCAAAAGGATAACTCTGCTCAGATCCTGGGATGATCTTACCCTCCAGCTCTTGGAAGGACAGCCAGCGTTTCTTCACAAGATAGACCCTCGTGTAGATGTTCACTGGATCAGCCGGGGCATATTCCTTACCGCCAGCTCTTAGGGTTTCCTTGAGGTTTTCCGGGAGGGATGCAAAGGAGCGTGTGTCTCGTGCAATGTGATTGAAGACATTACCTAAGGCATCCCTTTCTACAACATAAGAGTTCAAGCGGTATAGTTTGATCCCACCTTCTTTAGGGGGAAGGAAAAGGAGACCATTGCCAGCAACAAGAAGCTGCTTACAGGCCTCCCCTACAGTCACTCTTATCTGATGGGTCTCACACCATCTCATCATGCGCTGCTCATGTTGTGCAAGAATATTGTCAATCTTGGCGAATAGAGATTCATCACCTACAGAAGCCAAAGCCCTCTTCTCTTTCTCACTTGCAGAGAGTTTTACAAAGGGGCTATTCGGAGGCATGAGAGCTAAGATCAACTTAGATGACAGGTTGTTTAGACCACGAGCACCTACACTTTGAAAGGGTGTCTGGAATTCTGAGCTACCACTTGAGCCTTCCTTAGGGAATAACGATGGGATAGTACAAGCGGCGGCCTGCTCTGCTCTTGTGATATAAGGAGCGCGAATAGACTCTAACCTTCCATACATGGCCTGCGCTGTTTCAGCTTGAGGTCCTAAATGGTCTACCACTTGCTTCTTCATATGTTTAGACCAGTTCCACCTGTACCTGAAGCATTAGATGTTGGTATGGTTAGACTCTGCTTTCCTCTGGCCTTCTTTCGGAGTATAGTTGCGGCTGTATCCGCAGATGTCTCCGGGGTTTGCATAGGTGCGCCTGCCTCCGCTGCAGGCTGTGCAGGGGTTGGCACGTCTGCCTGCTTTGGCCTCCTAATCCCGAGTATTTTTCCAACGATCTTTCCTACAGATCCCAATAGATCACTTCCTTTGTTGCTTAAAAATAGATGGAGTCAGTATCTAGTGTTGAGCTTCCTGATGAAGATGCTTTGGTAATCTTAAGGGATTCCTTCCCGGTCTTCTTACCGGACCCATAAGTGTCTTCAATATCCCCCATCACAGGGGCATCAGGAGCGGCTGACTCTGTGGATGCTACAAGGTCACGAGCAGAGGTAGCAACTTTAGGCATCTTAACTTTCCAACACATTACATCCCACTGCCTTCCTCCTGTGCTCTATTGACTGCCTTAAGGATTCCTATAGCATGCCTCGCTCCTCTGAGGAAGCCTAAACATTCAGGGCCTGTTAGACCTTGAAGACCTGCTTCATTGAAGAGTGAGTCCATGCTGAGGGCTTCCTCAAGGAAACCTATTAGAGCTTGAGTGACCGGAGGAGCTTTGGTGTAGTCCATTAGGTGTCCTCCTTTTCTCTCCTTGTGTCACAATAAAGAATGCCTTTCGTGTCACAATTAGAGAGCCTTAGTTAACTAAGTACCTTAATAAAATTCTGATGAGAAAATAAGAAAGAACCCTTACGAGTGTAAAGGTTCTCAGTCAACTTTTGATTTAGACTCAAGGCATTCCCTGAGACAATCATCTTGCAGTGTTGCTCCTTAGCGATCTTCTCAAGGATCTCTACGGCAACCCTTCCGAACCCTGCGCTGTCATCTGTAGCTAATACAAGATGCTCCGTGAGGCACTGACAGGTCCCTAGGTCAAAGGGTTCAATGGAGTAGCAGATGATGCCTATAAGGTCCGGGCCACTCCTGCAGGCAACCACAGAGGATTCCCTGAGAAGTCTCAGAAGCCACTCATGAGCAATCTTATCTACCACCACATCCGCAAGGGGATGCCCTTGTTCTCGATGTCTTTTGAGAACCTCTTGGAGAGCTGCAAGGATTATGATACGGTCCCCAAAGAAGGATAGCGGATCAGGATAAGTGACCTTTACACTTCCTGTGTAGTAGGAGGACTCCATAGAATAGGCACCTTCTTTTGCATGTCATAATCGGACACCCTGAGGATTCTCGCCACTCGGGCCTGGAGAAGTGCATCAGCTTCAGTGAGCTTGGCCTTCTCAAAGGTCTTCACAATGTTAGGCCAATCGGTTCCCTCAGCTAAGATCTTCTCGGCTGTCTTAGGGCCAATCCCTGGACACCCTGCATAGTTGTCTGCAGTGTCCCCAATGAGAGCCTGATACATATGCCAGTAGTTCGCTTGCTCCTCAGAGATGTCATAGAACTCATCGCGGCGATAATCAAAGAAGCGACCGGGGACACTCTTGAAGTCCTTGTCACCACTGATGATAATGCAATTAGGTTTACCTGTGGACAGAATCCCGAGGCAATCATCAGCTTCCAAGGAAGGTCTCAAGTAAGACCTATAGGCTTCCATTGCCCACGCTTTGACACCCTTATAGCAGACAGGTTTTCTCTTGCCTGCTCGGTTTGCCTTGTAGGTAGGAAGGAGGGTCTTACGGAAGTTCACATCATCAGTGAAGCAGAGAATGATCTCATACTTCCCGGTAAACTTGAGTTTCCTTAGGACCTTCTCAGTGAGTGCTTGGATCTTACTGTCAATCTTCGCCTTGGCTTCCGCAGCATCTGCATGGAGGGTCCATAGGTCATCCTCCCAGTTGATCTCCGTTTCAACGGCAGAGCACGACTCAAAGAGAATCATGTCGCCATCAAAGAGGAGCGTGAGGGGAACTTGAGGTTTAGCCATTGTTGCCCTCCTTATAGAGAACAATAGCCTCAGCATGAGTGATCCCATACTTCTTCAGTAGAAACTCCAACAGGTCATCATTATGAATCACTGTTCCTGAGCAATAAGGACAGCATTCCAGTTTCATTTCACCAGTTTGCTCGTCATACTCAGCGGGTTTAACCAAACAATTAGTGCAGATGTACTCGCCACATCCCTCACAATAATTCAGCATATCCCCGCAGTCGCAGTAGGTCTCCCCACATTTCTTACAAGGGTAGAAATCCACACCCATCTTAGCTCCACGCTCCCTTCCCGAGGTTAGCCTGCAGGAACGCAGTGCCTCTCCGGGAAACATACCATCGACCTGCAGCAAACCCAATATGTCTCCGGGTTGCCATTTCAGCAATCAGATAGGCATGATAGCGGCAGAAGTCCGCTCCGGGTTTCTTGGGGTGTTCAAAGATTTCCTTGAGTGTTCTTAGGTAATTATCCATTAATGTTATTTGTCTCGATTCTCCAACTAGATTGCTTTGATTTCCTGAGGGTAGAACCACCAAGGCTTCCCATCGGCTTCCAATGTTACCTTGTAAGGTTGCTCAGAACCATCCATAGCTGTAATGGTTCCTACTTCCCCTACTACAGGCTCCCTGCTGATATTAGGAGTTCCCCATTCACGGTGTACTGACTTGGAAGTATCCACAACCTTAACTTTCTGACCTTTCTTAAGGACCTCTTCAGGCACCACCTCAAGTTCATCCTCATGAAACCAAAAGGTCTGACCATTAGGGAACTCGACTTGAACCTGAGAAGACCTTAATGAATGTTCCTTGACTTGACCAATCATCCCTGCAAAGGATTTTAACTCAGGAATACAGGGACACCAAGGAGCGTGTTTAACCCCCACTTTGCCATTTGCTTGTACGTTCTGACCTACTTTTAACATATTAAAAATCCCCTTCCGTTTTATCAGTACGAATCCCTTTGAACCTAGGCTCCCTCAGGAGTCCTTTAGAACTTTCACACATGGCATCCACTTGGACTATCTTCCCTTTGATTAACTCAGGGTTAGCCCACCAGGACCTCCGCTGTTCATCGGTCATCCCTGAGATTTGAATGGTCTTCCCATTCTTCCATTTGCAGATGAGACCCCCAAGGACTCCTTTGTATTTCCCTTCACCTTCGTATCCATCGAGGACCGCAAGGTCAAAGGAGACACCTTGCTTTAACTTGATGATGTCTGAGTTTCGCTTGCCGGGAGCGTAGAAGCCTTGAGGATTCCTAAGGACTGCCCCTTCGCCTCCAAGGTCCCATATGTGAGCTGCATATTCCTGAGCTTCCTCAAGAGATTGAACCCATTTCTGAGCAACACAAAAGATAGTCCAATAGGTTTCCTTGGTTCCTTTAGCTCTCCTGTAGGTGTCTATACGACCCTTCAGTCCTAAGGAGCGAAAAAGGTAATCTCGATTACCTCCTCCAAAGATGAACTCACCGAGTCCTATAAGATCATGACACCCTGCCATTAACTCAGGATGCTGCTCTTTGGTATCCCTACACCGTCCACTTATGACAGCCTGGACCGTGTTAGGTGTATAAGCCTCAAAGATAATAATGTCTTCATCATCCATGATCTCCTCAAGGATTTCCTCAATGTGTCTCATGGAAGTATAAAGCTCTCCAGTACGGCTGAATATCTCAACCTTTCCAGAGAGCTTCAAGGCGAGGCAGAAGACTCCATCGAGTTTCTCAGAGACTAACATAGGGAACTTGAGTTTGCTGAGGTTGACCTTAGAGAGGTCTAAGGCAAGCTGAACGAGTTTGTTCTTGGGTCTACCTGAGAGGGCCACAAGGTCAGTCATGAGAATCCTCCGGTATGTCTTCGCAAATAACAATGCGGCACTCAGGAATAGCGTACAACTGGCCTGTTTCATCTTCAATGATCCAGCAGTCATACTCCTCACTACCTCGCTGAACTATAGTGCCTTTGAAGACATCTGTGCGATGACGAGATGTAATCAGGACCTTAATGCCTCTCTCAAGGTCTTTCTTCTTCTTTTTACCGAATCCAAACATTCACTCAACCTCCTTAGTGATCTTTAAGGTGAGCTTGCGTATCTTCAAGAGGTTGCTCTTAATTAATGCCTTCTTAGGGAATCTCTTAGTCCATTTCCACCAGTCCTTATTATCCTTACGGAAGGCTTGAAACTCGGCTAGAAGCTCTAACTCTTCCTTAACCTCTTGAAGGAGAAACTCAATTATAGAGAGCTTATCCATGTTGACCTCCTCTAGGTTTACTTAAGCACACCCACAGCAAGAGCGAGCTGAGAATACTTAAGGAGGCCACAAGGTCAGTCATGCTAACTCTCCTTTGACTCTCAGTATTCCTTCCCAAACTTCCTTACGCTCTCCATTTGGAAACTCAACGATCCACATAAAGCCTCTTTCCTCGTCAATACGATACTGAAGGAGCTTCACAGTAGACACTTTGTTATCGCTCCACGCTACATGGAGAGCCTGTTGTCCCGGCTTGAACGGACTCTCTTTTGATTTCTTTTTACCGAATTCAAACATTACTTGAGGACCTCCTTTGGGTTTTCTTTCACTCCCATAAGTTCATCTTCAGAGACCCTCATGAAGCTATTACTATTGCCTTTTGAATTTCTAACAATCCAGTAGGAAGGCTTATGAGGGTCCTTGTGAATGAGGATTACTTCTTGGACATAAGGACCTGCAAGTTTGCAGTACGAAATATCTCCAGGTTCATAAAGGGATACTGGATGAGATTCTGAAGGCGTGAACACCCAAAGGAGCATGAATAGGCATAGTAGGCCAATGATTAAAGTGCAACCCCCTGCTTTCATTTCGTTTGTCATTCTTCAGCCCTCCCTTGGAGTTCCTTAAGAACCCTCTCGACTATTGCATGCTTTGCCTCTCGGTCTGCCTTGAGTGGAGTATAAGGAATGCCTGAATCAATTAAGAACAGGAGGGACTGAAAATCTACAGTCTTTGCCTCTTCTGCATTTTGATTGCGGCCCTTTGGATTGTAAGCCTTGGTCCTTTGGAGGAAGTAGTTGATATTGTTATACTGATTGAACTCCTCAAGGAGAGCCTCGGATAACTTAGGAGAGGCTCCATATAGACACCCTAAGATAATCGGGGAATCCGTGATGACTACATCCACTTCATCCCTAAGGACAAACTGACGATGACTTTGGATACCTGTGAGATACAGTTGGTTGCCAAAGGATTTCTTATGGTCTGCCCATACTTCATCCTTAGCGAACTCACGGACTAGCTCGACTTCCACGCCTTGCCACTTGAGTTCCTCAAAGACACCTGCGGCAATCGTTGACTTGCCAGCTCCAGGTCCTGCGAAGAGATTGACTACAATAGGTCTCTTGCTCAAAGCCCTTTGACCACCTTTCGCATTGCCTTCTCGTACTTACGGCGATCCTTGCGGGAGAGGTGACTTATTTTCAAATAGAAGTCCTTATCAGGGTGTTTGTTAATACAAGGAGTGCAAAGGTATCCATTACCAAATCTATGGATTGTTCCTGACTCACCTACGAGTCTACCGCAGGATGAACATAGAAGAATTCCTACTGTTCTGCCTTGAGGCTTTTCTTTGGCATCCTTAGGTGCTTCCTGAGAGCCTTCAAGACTTTTTCTAAGGTTCGCCCATTCTTCCAATACGTTAGTGTATACTGGTGGAGGCCAAAGCACTCCAATTCGTACCGATTGCATCTTTGTCTTCCTCTCCCTTTGTAATCGTTTAGTGGCACTCAGCCCAATTCCTTCCAATCTTACCTTCAGTATCTAACTGAACCCTGAACCCAAAGATCTCTCCAGTTTTCCTCATGGCTTCCTGAGCGGTCTCCTTGACAATCTGAGCGATCTCTTCTGACCTACAGGCTGCTTGAAACTCATCGTGAACCCAGGCTAACATTGCGAAGTCTCCCGACCATCCATGAGTTAGACCTTTCTCTTCTACGAGCATCCGTTCGGTGAGCACTAGCCACATTTTGCAGATGAGCGCCCCGGCAGATTGTAGGAGAGTGTTGAGAGCTGCATGGAGATACCTCACATGAACTTGTCTACCATCGAGACCTCTGAGCCATTTCTTCTTCCACTTGCGGACTCGACCTCTGTGCATCTCTGCGACTAAGGCTGTCTCTATGGCTTTCTTGAGGTTAGCTATCGCGGGATTCTTGGAGAGGAAGGCGGTCTTCAGGCGCTTGCCTGTGCTCCTGTCTCCTTTGACAATCTTCCCGATCTTCGCATCTCCGGCACCATAAAGCCAAGCATAAATGAAGGTCTTAGCGTTATCCCTTGTGGGTAACCCTGCAGCTTCCTGGTTGAGCGTATGGACATCCCCATGAACTACCGCATCAGCATAGAAGCCATTATCATAAGGAAACAAAAAATGAGCCAAGCATCTAAGCTCAAGCCCACTCGCATCTACGCCAACTTGGACCCATCCTGAAGGAACCGTAAAGAGTTCCCTGCAGTCATACCCATACTTACCCTCAGATCCCTTGAGAGGCTTTTTGTCACTCCCAAATTGGACCTTAGGAACCTGAGCAAGATTAGGACTACTATGGGTTGCCCTTCCGGTAACAGCGCCATTCGGATTTACACTATGATGGATGGCACCATCACTTTTGACATTCTTAAGCCACCCTTGCTTCCCATCCACAAGCTGCCCTATCCTCTTGGAAACCGTGTAGTATTCCTCAAAGACTGCAGCCAGAGATTGAAGCTCTTGAGGAGCCTCAGGGTCTTCCTTGATGAAGTTAAAAGTGGTCTCATCAATCTTCAAAGGGATTGTCCCCTGGTGAATCCTGACGAGGATTTCCTCTTCATCTAAGGTCTTCTTGAGTTCCTCACTAACATTATAGAAGTCAGTGTCCTCCGGGTAATACCTGAAGTGTTTCGTGATGATGTACTCAAGCATCTGCCGGGAATTAGGATTGAAGGCCTTGTAGCGTTTGACAGGAACCCCGGCAATATACCCGAGCCTCTTATTGTCCCTCTTAGGGATAAAATCAGGAGCAGGGATAAGCGGGGCTGCATCCACGAGCTGTGTCTCAAGGACTCCTAAGCGTTCCCTGAGGTTGACCTCCAATTCTTGTGCCTTGAGGACATCAAAAGGGAAGCCATTACGTTTCTGCTGACACATTAGCCACTGGATCTCGTGTTCTAACTTAACGGCTTCCTGAGAGTACCTCTTGGCGAACAGGCGAGCACACAGGTGTTCTGTCACAACTACGTCCTGAAGGTTGTAGTCAAACATTTCCTCCGTGAAAATCGCCCATAGCTCTGCATCTTCCTCTGTATGGAGAGCAAAGTCTCCTTTAAGGACATTCAAACGATAGCCCCAAGCTCTTAATGAGTGAGACCCATAGAGCTTCCCGGGGAGTTTCCCTGAGCGTAATAGAGGAGCATCGAGGTCCTTAATGTTGGCATAGACCAACCTAGATAAGACGAGAGTATCAAGCACAAGGTGGCGCTTCTCACGCATCACCGTAAAGATTTCCGGGAAGATCTTAGTTCCAGCCTCAGTGTCGAAGTCGATGATATTATGACCGCAGATGTATTCATCATTGTCCAGGGCCTCCTGCAACATGCGGAAACCTTCAGGGACTTCATCAGGTCTAAATCTAAACTTCTGACCACTGGTAAATCTGGAAGTAAGCTCCTCCAGGGACAGCGTATACAATTCCTCTTTGGTGATCTGCACCTTAGAGATTGTTAGACAGTGAATCTTTGTGATAGTCTCTAGGAGTCCATCAGACTCCAAGTCGAAAATCAGCAATAGGTCTACCTAGATTCTCCTTGAGATTTCCACGGCGGCTTCCTTGAGGGTCTCCGCTTCTTGCTCCATCTTGACCTTCTCCAAGGCAATGTAAGCAAGGCGCTCATGGCGGGCCTGGGCTTGGTTCTCAGCAAACCCCTTCAGGAACCGGAAGTATTTCTTGCGAACATTCATTCGCATCTTTATGAGGCTCAGACAGAGGTTTGAAAGTTTAACCTGGAGGGTCCGGGAGCCTCTGTGCAGCTTGTCAATGGTTTCGACTGTAAACTGAGTTAAAGCAGCTACTTTAGATTCCACTGAGGCGATAGTCTTCATAGAGTAAATTGTTTTCATATTAGAAATGATCACACTCCGATTCAGTCTTTTGATTATTATTCGATTTACCAGAGAGGAACGTAAGGAACCTATGGACCTGCTCCTCAAATTCCTTTTCGGTTCCATTGTTGAATAGCGTATGGGTGAACCTATAGGAATCCAGAGCGGTCTCGCTGAGGTGTCTTGAGTTTGCCCCGAGGTCTTCCCTGGTGGGCCGCTCAATGCGAACCGTGATTACAGTCCCGAGTTCCTTCTCGATTTCCTTGATACGTTCGATCTCATTAGGGTAGCGGCAATCTGTGATGCACACGAGGTGGGTTCCATTAGCGGCATGTCTCTTGAGTGCAGGGATGATCTTATTAACCCAGGAATCCTCATTGTACTCCCGACCGACTTCCCCTAGGCTCTGCAGAAGCTTCCTGCCTGGAGCATCCTTGATACCGTTCCAGCCTGCGTGTTCCATTGCGAGCTTCTTAACGGCATCCCCAAAGGCCAACCTAAAGCATTTCACACGAGGACTGAAGTGGTTGTTTGTGATATTCCAGAAGGTGTCCTTACCGGACCCTGCTTTACCACTGAGGAGAATCACGATCATCTTAGGCTTTCTCCATGCGGGAAAGGGAGGAGTTCCATGTAAAGCATCAAATAGTAGTCGAGCTGCAGTAAGTCCTTGAAGTTCTCTTTTAGGTTTAAAGCTGAAGGGTACTACTCCATTGAGCTTTCTACAGGTGGGACATAAGCTACCATCACGATAAATGCATTTACGGCAATACCCTGGGAACTTCTCACTTGGCATCATGCTTGAGTCACCTCCTGGGATTCCTTAGGATCTCCTTTTGGCTCCTCATCAGGAACCTCTACAGAGTCCAGATAGACACCATTAATATCAAAACGAAGTTTCTTTCCCACTTACTTCCTCTCCCTTTACACTTTAATTAGAACTCTGAAGGAACACCTAGGTCTCCATTAGAGGAAACCTCAAGAGTCCCTAAGAAAGCGTCCTTATCGTCAATAAGATCAAGCCTTCCGGTTTCCTCATTAAACCATAAGTAGCCTGCGGGTCCGGTCTTCCCGGTAAATCGACACTTCAGGAGCCTGATAGCAAATAGATTCTTAGCTCGATCATCCTCAGTCTGTTGATCCCTCTCACCTGCCACGATCGTATTGGGAATTTGCTTAAGGGTCCCTGAACCCCGGAGGTCATCCAGGGATATCTGAGCGCCTTGCTCAAAGGACTTCTTCTGTCCTTCGGTTTTCTTGAGATGACAAATAATGCCCATGCCACAACCTGTCTCCTGTATAAGCGAGGCAAGGTTAGTCATGAGCACATCAATGTCTTTCCGTTCGTTGTTAGTAGCGAGACCGCTAATAGCGATTGACACATGGTCTAAAAAGATAAAGTCACAGCCCTCAGCCGTGACCATGTAGCGTATTCGGTTTAATAGGCTTTCCCCATCGATAGACCCAAAGTGGTCATAGAAGACGAATCTTCCGGTTCCTAAGGTCTCCTCAAAGGACTTTCTGCGCTCCTCCGCTGAGATAGATTCCCACTCAAGGTGCAAACGCTTGTTCTCATGGAGCGACATTAGAGCTAAACCTGTTTCTTCATTTTGTTCCTCCAGGAAGACCATGCCTATTTTCATAGGAGGGTCTAATTTGACACCCATCCAGTAGGCCATCTCTCGGAATACCGTAGACTTCCCTATCCCGGTTCCCGCTGTGAGCATAATCATCTCACCTTTACGGATTCCTCGGGTTAGGTTCTGAAGGGGAATCCCAGGCCAAGGCCAAGGAATCTCATGGGTGTTCTTTTTGTGGTCATTAAGGCGATCCCATAGGTCTGCCCCATTGACAATGCCTCCCGGCTTGTACTGCTTGGCATTCCATATGGCTTTCTTCACGGCCTCCCCTTGGCCTTTCACAAGACACTCATTAGGGTCCTTGAGAGGCAAGGTGGCGTGGTAGAGTTTACCTGGAGAGAGTAAGCCTTCTACAGACTTTCTGGCCTCTTCCCCGGCCTTGTCCATATCAAACATGGTGATGACCTCTTCAAAACCTTCAAGCCAATCCAGGTTTTCCTTAAAGGTCTCAGCGGCAGACCCTGCACCAAAAGGCAGGGATACCACAGGCCACTTATTGTCTTGGAGCTGAGATACCGTTAGGCAGTCAATTTCACCTTCGGTAACTATTAGCTTCTTCCCGGAGTTATATAAGTGTTGCCCATAGAATACCTTGTGGGTTTTCCCGAGGCTGAAGAAGTCTTTGTCTTTGCCTCTAATCTTTTGAAATAACACTTCATTAGCTGAGTTTGTATAACACGCGACTTGAACAGGCTTCCCGCTATAGGTTGCCTTATAGTAGCTGTATTTTTCGCAAGTTGCCTGCATGATCCCTCGGGCTGGCAAAGGTCCAAGGACAAGGAGGTCCTGCGAAAGTGGTGCAGAAGTTTTAGCCATGCGAGATCCTCTCTCTATTGATGAAGGTATGCCGCTTCCACTGCGGACTTTCTTACATGAGAAGCAGTAGGTATGCCCATCACTATATGTGGCTAGTGCATCAGAGCTTCCACACTCCGGGCAAGGTAGATGCCTCTCAATGATTTCCGACTCTTCACGATTCACAGGATTCTCCCTGCTTTACTCCCTTAGACTTTCACAATTTGAACCTTCGGGAAATGCGCTTCAATGCTTCTCAAGAGGTCCGCTATGGCTTTCCTTTGAGCATCTGTGATTGCGTTATGGTTTTCAGCATCGACCAGGACATATAGAGTGGTGTCATTGTGCGGGTACTTATGCCCCGCGATAGCCTCAAGTGGCCTTCCGTTTTCCACTATTCCGGTCTTCTGCACGATGAAATGAAAGGGAACATCAAGCTCCCCACTTCTCCGAGCGGCTCTCCATAGGGTATCTTGGGATGCACCCTTGGTCTCCTCGCAGCGGAGACATACATAGTCTGTTTGATTGCGTTGTCTGAATGATACGATGACCTATTAGTCTCCTTTCCTTTTCTTCTCTACGAGACCTTGAGTGATCTTGCGAGACTCCTTGAGCCAATCCTCAGGCACAAACTTAGCAGCAAACTTGAAGCCGTGTTGAGTACACCACATAGCATAAGTGGTCTTGCTGCCTTTATAAATTTTCTGCTTGGGATTGCTGAAAACAAACCTGATATCGAGCTGTGGATACTGCTCTTTCACCAATAGATGCTTCTTGCGGTCATCCACCTCGAAAAGCCCTTTTGCCTCTATAATGATTCCATTAGGAAGAATCAAGTCCGGTGTATAAACATGGTTAGAGGCGGGAATCACATACTTAATGGTATACTGCTCAAAAACAATGGGGACCCCTTGGGTTAGTAGCTTTTTAGCTATGCTCTCCTCTAGGCCACTTCGGAAGGCTACAGGGTTATGATCTGTCCACCCTCCGGTGCGGCTGAAAGTTCTTAGTGCCATACTTTAGAAGTCTTCGCTTACATCTCCCGGACTTGCAAATTCATTCTCTGGATCATCAAAGGGGTTCTCTTCTTCACCAGGGAAACCACCTTCAGCCACATCGAACCCAAAGGCTTCTGCGCTGACAGTGCCTGGAGTATATTCCACGAGGTTTAGCACCTGGGCTGCAATCAGATAGAGATTAAGACCGTATTTAGTCCCATCAACAAACTTAGGACCAATCTCATATGAGACTTTACCTGTGGAGCCATTCCCAATGTTCACCTCAAGGTGCTTACCATTGACATCAAATACCGGAATGGTCTTCTTCCAGGTCTCCCCGGTTTTAGGGTTCTTGCCTTCCGCTCGCGTGCTAAACTTGAATACGATGTCCCCATCTTGATCTAGTTTAGTTCCAAAGTTAGGCTTAGACCCTTTGGCGGGCTTGGCTCCTTTGAAGCATGGGGCATACTTTTTGATTTCATTATAGACACCCTCTAATTGCTTCAGGATTTCTTGGGTTACTTCCAGTGGGAACTTCATGGTGATACTGTGGCGGCCTGTCGGCTTCCCTTTGTATTCCTCTTGAGTTCTGAGGTGTGCCCATGACATAACCCCTACTGGAGTTGTAAATCTGTCGTTCAAAGATTAATCTCCTTTCAATGTAATAATTTATTCGGCTGCCGGGGATACTACTTGAGGAGGCTCCTTAGGACCATCCACAGGATTAAGGATCACAGCGGTTGCGATCACAGCGCCTTTAGTTAGGAAGAACCCATCCATCCCTGTGTTGTCCACAAGGAGAACTATAGGCTGCTTCACAGGAGCCGCTGTCCGATTCAGGATGAAGTTCTCTACAAGTCTGATAGGAGTCTTGAGCATCCGAGGGGCCAGCGAGAAAAGAACTGCACCACCTGCAGGAATCTCGATGGTTTGCCCTGTGCGGACCTCCTTGACAATCGGGTCCAATCGCTGAGGAGCTACAAGGACATCTACAGGTGCCTTGAGGTCTATTGAGGATACCGTAGAGGCTCCTGTCACTAATTCTTTAGTTGTTGCTTTTGCCACTTATCTATTTCACCTCCTTTCATTTGAGCATAAAGAAAGACCCACCTACATATCAGGTGAGCCTCTTTCCTCCTATTGTGTCACAATCACTCAGTCATAGAATACCACGCCGATTTTATTAGTATCAAACGTCCAAATAATAGGTATCCCAAAGATTCTCTCACTATGGTCTTTCAGGTCCTTCTGAAAATAACCGAGATGGAGTCCTCTGTGATACTCATGATAGAGAACCCGCCTTATGTTTTCGCTTAGTGTAAGGGCTGCAGGCCTCTTATCATAGAACCTTTCCGCTATACGTATCTTACGATCTATTATAGATAATATCTGTTCAACTTTATTTTCATGTTCCTTTAAGACATCATCGGCTGTTAGTTGTGGTTTAATCATTACAATTCCCTCTCCTTTCATTAGGCAAACATATACGGACTATTCAGTACAGTTTCAAGATTCAGTCTTCCGCAAGCAGGGATAACCGGAAGGCTTGCATTAGGATCGATAAAGGCATCCATATCTCTTGCGAAGTTCTCCAGGACATTATTCTCCGTGTACATCTTATGGAAGGTATAGCGGACTGTCTGGAACATCTCTTGAGCTTGGGCCACAGGAGACCCAAAACTATCATGTATCATAGCGAAGTGTTGAATCCCTCTATCGTATGCCTCAAGGACTGTGAGCTGAAGGTGTGAGGCATCCAAGCTATGGATAAAATTAGGAGCGATACCGTTAACCTGAGCGATCTTATCAATGTTGCCGCTCGGTTTAGATGAGTAGAGTCTCTTTATGGACCCACCAAAGCGCAACCTGAAGACCTCCATATTGCTTTCCATATAGGCCTGCTGAATAGGAAGACCTAAAGGAGTCACCCAGGTAACCACATTTCCATCCTTGCAGACCATCCGGGCCATCTTCTGAAGCCAGTTCATGCCTTCTACTGCCTTGACAACGACCTCCTGGATGACCTTCCAGATCAACTTGGCGAGGTACGCTGCAGCTTGTACAGGTTTTACAAACATATCGCCCCTGTGTTCATTCTTGGCTTTCTTGATGACATCCTCAAGGATTTGCCCTTTGAATCCGTACTCTTTTGACCCATAAGCGAAGGTCATAACACATCGCTTGGTAACCTTGCGATTGACCCCATAGAGGAGCCATTGTTGGGCCAAGGTCTTTGTACCTAGCTTCAAGTATGGCTCTCCTTTTGTTGTCTCCGCTTCCTCATCCATCGTGCCTTTCTTAGCATCCTTCTCAAGGAGCACATTGACTTTCTCAGCTACACTTCTATAGATATCCTGCGGACTGTCACTAGGTACTAGGTTGACGGCAGTGCCTC